GCATCGCCCCGTTGTAGGTGATTGAATCCAACATAGGCCAAGCAAACGGAGCGTTCAGGTTGTCTGGTTGCTGGGCGTAAGCCCTCAAACCTGGGATCGTGGCTAAGGCGTTAGCGATACCAGTCTTGATGTCGGTGACTGAGTAGCTCATGCAAAAATCCGCATACGACGATACGGTTCAACCAGCTGAGCCATATCAGGGTCAAGGTATCGAGATACACGAATTTGCCCAAGATCGCCAAATCCGACTACACCCAATGGGCTGTCGTAACGCTTGAAGATTCTTGAGGCTTGAATGATCGTTGCCTGTGTTACTGGCTCCGGCACAGAAGGCCAACCGAAGATTGCGGTGACTTGAACCAAAGCCTGCTCGCCATAGTTCGCATTGACTGTAGGGAACAGGTAATCGCCAACAGCACGAATCTTGTCATAAGCCCAAGTCAACCCGTCAAGGTTTCCGTTCAACGGTTCAAGCTGATAATCGGAACGACTCCATGTCAAGTCAAAAGTTCCGTCAGCCTGAGTGGAACTTTTCAACGTCAACGCTGTACCAGCAATATCGTCAATGGAACAGTAGAACGAATCTTCTGCTTGGAAGATTCTTGCCTCTGCTGTTCCTGTTTGCCAGAAGCGACGGTTGCAATAACCATCAATCAGACGTGACGCTGCACCAACACAGTTATCAATCAAGTCGTCATCAAGGGTGTCAGCCGTTCCAATGCGGAGAGCTGCCTTCACTTGGTTTCTGGTTGCGTAGCCATTAGTGATCGTCATGGTGTCCCGATTCTAGTTGATTGACGCAGCACCACGATACGGCACACCCTCAAGCGAATAGTTCACGAACGGATTCAACGAATACACCTGACATGAGTACACATCCCACAACCGTTGCTTCATCGCTCGAAGGTGCATCTCATACAAAGCCCAATGCGAATCACCTGGCACATAACCATCAACCCTGTCACGCCCACCCAGCGAACCACAGTCAGCCCCAACAAGCACAATGAACTTCGCCCCCATGTGCGCTGCTAAGTGCATCGCCCCATGAATGCTCGAAGACCCGATAGTCAACTGCCCTGACAATACAGGCCAATCCTTATCGTGCGGATCAAACGATGTCCCAGGTCTACCAGTACGAGTACCGAACGTGGTCAGATTCCCAGCACACCCAGCAAACACCCCATCAGTACCATGCTCACGCTCAGGAGTGAACGCCCCAATACAATCCTCCAGCTTCGCCTCATGCTGAGCGTCTTCGTGGTAATGGCTGAAACAGTAGTAACCCTTCAACCCAAATACTGAGCCAACGAAGTTGACTGCGATAGTTACCTTGTCGTCAAAGAAGTCTGGTGACAGATAGTCAAGTGTCGCACCTGAGCCGAGAACATAGATGGTCTCGCCTTCATGGAGATTCTCGTAGTCGTCCATCGGGTCGTATTCTCTTAGTCCCATCCGAGTTCCCTTCGTCGTGTTAAGTCCCAATGACCGGCATCGGGTAGACCTGACTGCCATCGCATCGCATGAAGCGCAGCATTGGATGAGAAGCTCTTACCGTTGCGTTCCTGTAACTCGCTTTGCCCGTTCCTCAAAATCGTTGTCCTCAAAATAGGCGGGAACATAACATTCCGAAAACAACCCAACCTTGGCAACCACCTCAGACCCAATCCACGCACAACACCAACCAGGTGTCGCCTCAGTCAATGTCACAGAATCAGGCTGGCAATCCTTGTAGAAAACTTCCAACTGTCCAGGCTCAAAGTATGCGTCAGAGTTGAGGATGATCCAGCCGTCAGCGTGAGGAGTTGCTTTGATACCGAGGTTCCATGATGGGGCGACACCAAGGTTCGTGGGCATAGACCAGACGTGATACTTCTTGACATGGCGACGGTCAATCACCCAAGGCCAATCATGCAACGTGGACTGCCCACCGTTGTCGATGACGATGAGTGTCTCCACCGGATAGTCGATGGACTGTAGGCAACGGTCTAGTAGGTCATACCTGTTTAGGACGGGGACGATGATGACTGGCACCATGCAGTCAGCTCCTTCATGATTGGCTTCCAGTAAGCATCAAAAACCTTGTCAGCCCGATACTGGTCAGCAAAGGCAACAGCCTCGTCTGACACGCCTCTAGGAGCCTCGTAGGCCTCAATCAGGGCATCCACGATGGACGGCACCTGCGGGGTGCAGAACCAAGACTTCTGATGGCTATCCCAAAACGGTTGAATTGCAACAGCTGATCCAACGCCAACCAACTCAGGTTGAGCGGTGTAGTCAGAAACGATGACACGTGTACCGCAGCCTTGCGCCTCGATGACAGGGATTCCGAAACCCTCTCCCATACTGCAAGCCAGTAATACATCCGAAGCCGTGTACAGCGCAGCCAACGCTTGCTGAGGGAAACCAGTCCGATACGCATACGGGTCAACAATCTTGTACTGCTCAGGCTTCACACCACACGCCTCCAGCAGATGAACAAGATTGATACCACCCATCGCACCATCACGCTCCGTGTGCAGATACAGCAAAGCATCAGGACGGTCTTGAGCGAAGATAGCGAACGCCAGAATGTTCTCACCAAAAGATTTGCGTGAAGGGTTCTGACCTTTGTTCGCAGCGTTCATCATCACAACAAACCTGTCCTCATCAACTTCCATGAGCTGTCTGCCAGTGAACTCACCACGACCATTACTCAACTTCTGTGTAGGAACAAAGACATCCTCAAACGCATGAGGCGCATACATCGCATCCACACCCGCATTCTGCAACATGTCCAAACCAAACTTAGACATCGCAATCGGTTTCACATTCTTACGCTTACACCAATCAATCACAGCAGGCGGGCAAGGCGCATGATCGATAGGAACCCACGAAGCGATATTCGGAACCTGATCCAACGATGGTGACTTCAACACCCACACATCAAACAACGTCATCAACATCGCAGGAATATCACGATTGCCATTAGCCCAATCCATCCAATGCGCAACCAACACATCATCCGAATATGGTGACATCCCTCTTGGGTAAAGCTTTATCCCATTCCAAATAGAAGCCATGCCCTCAATGCCGTACATCGCATGGATTGCTACTTCGTGGTTTTTGGTGAGCCTTTGGACGACTTGCGCTGTTTGGGTTCCGTACCCTGTTGGGGCGAACGGGGCGTTCGAGTACCAGAGGATTCGTAACGATTCGGCAGAGGAAGGTCTGCTTGCTCTGGCAAGTTGGCTACTCCCCACCGGAGCAATATCTCTGCTTCCAGGTCTGGTAACTCGACCGGAGTGTTTTTGATTATTACGAGCATTTCCCACCATTCTCTCCTTCGCAGGTCGCAGGGTATAAAAAGAAATGAGGGTAGGTCGCCCTGCGTGTTCGACCTACCCTCAAACTTACACCGATATTGCTATCGGTTGCACTACCTACAACTTATGGTTGGAGGAGGTGCTTGATGTGTGATGTCTGTGGCAAGTCGCCGTCGACACGGAATGTCGCACGGAACGTGACGAGACCAGCATTGAATGCGAAGTCATCGGAACGATCCAAACGAAGACCGCCTACCGTGCGTACGAAGTACGAAGGTAGGTGACCGAAGATGACCGACTTGGTGCCAGTTGCTACGTCAACCATTGAAGGGTTTTCGTAGATTGGCTTGCCGAGCAACATGTCACGTGCGTCTGCTGAGAGACTTGGCTGGAACACATAGTTTCCTGCGGTGTCCTTCAACTTGCGAACTTGACCGATTGACTTGCCGTTCATCATGAAGCCACAACCAGGGAGCAGACGAGCTGCACCATCAAGGCTGTAAACAAGGTCGATGAGGTTGTCTGCGGTGAATGCAGTTGCGGTGCCTGCGGTACCACCAACGGACGATGCCGTGACGATTCCGTTTGCGGTGTCCGTACCTGAACCAACAGTCAATGCTGAACCAACTGCGAATCCGAGTGCGTTACCAACCTGGTCACCCAAGAATGACAACATGTCAACGCCAGAGTCTTCAAGCAGTTCGGTTGAAACCTGCGTGATGAAGCTGAACTTGAATGCTGACAAGGTGATGAACGAGTTGAATACAGGATCGGATTCTCCGATTGCTGAACCTTCGCCAGTTACCGTTCCAACCGAGTAGGTCGACAACGATGGGATTTGAAGGTTTTCGCCACCTGTGGTGTTCAACACAGTTGAAGTCTCAAGTACTGGTGCGGTCAAACGAGCACGCATGATTACTTGATCGTAGAACGATGTTGGAACTGGTGAACCTGTGCTTGACTTCAAGATGTCACGCTTCTCAAATGAATGGCTGCGCTTCTCACCTGTGAACAATGAACGAAGACTTGTGATGTCATCGTTTACTGGTGCACCGGCAACAGGACGAACCTGGTCGGCGATTTCACGGGTTGCTGAGTCCATACGCAATTCACGAGCTTCGTCTTCACGAAGCTTCGAGATGGTCTGTGCACGCTCATCCAATTCCTTCGAGATTCGCTCGTAGGTTTGGGTTTCTTCTGCTGAGAGGTCACGCTTCTCTGCGGTGGCCTTATCCAAGATTGACTTGGCTTCGTTCCATGCACGATTGCGAATCTCAACCTGACGGTCAATATATTCTTTCATGATGTTTTCCTTCTCCCCGTAGGGATGATGTTGAGTGTTTGGATACGCAGGGATTTAACTTAAACCTGGTACGGCTC